GCTTGAAATACAGCCTTTTTTACTTCTTTCATATCGTCATGAAGTTAATCCACATGACGAACTAAATGATCTTGTTTTGTCTTCCACTCGGTAAACTCGATTTCCAAGTCATGTACACCACGGTCTGCCATAAACTTTACCACGCCTTGCATGACCAATACCTTGCCGAGAATTTATCGGAAGCACTGGCACAATTATGACGAGCTCTAAAAGACTTGCGTCTAGCAGGGATGCTCTTTTTAATTTTCATATTAGGGTCACCAAACCGTACCAACTTTACTTGGTCACCTTTTTTAGCCAATACCGCAGACTTGCGTTTTGCTCCAGGAGTACGCTTGGGTTTATTATACCCACTAAAAGTTTCACCTCTGTAACTTAATTTACCACTAGGAGTGCGCTTAACATTTTTAGTCGTAGCCATAGTTCCTCACTTAAAGAAAAACGTCATGCTTGTGACATTTGTAAAAGTGGCATGAATGTCAGTATCAAACTTTACGCCTTCCTCTCCAATTTGGAGGTCGCCTGTAGCGTTTGAGTGAAAATCTAATGTAAAGACGGTAGTGCCGGAAGCACCACCGTCTCTCAGAACAACGCTACCTGTAGACCCCCCAGTATGGTAATGAATACAAACTAACCGCCGTGGACCACTTGCAACAGTGCCTGTAGCAGTTATGTAGCTTGCTTTGATATCAGAACCAGCCATAGGAGTGTTCCTTAATTATAAAACACCGTCATAGCAGTAATATTAGTGAAAGCAGACACATAGATATCTGTTACACGAATACCCTCTGCAGGGATGTTTACTGAGTGTGAATCAGATGCAAGGAAATCTAAATCCAAGACAGTAGCCCCGCCATTACCATCTGTAACGGTAAGGCGAGGTGTACCTGTCGTGGTTAGAACCTGTATCTGACGGATACGCGCAGAACCAACACCAGCAGAGCCAGTGCCAGTTAACCGCTTTGATTGTACATCAGATCCAGCCATGGATTACGCCCCTCTTAGCTATCAGCAAAAGGAGTAGCAATCGTGCCTGACCCAATCAACTGCCCTTGAACCATATACTCGGCAGTAGCCAGAGCAGTAATTTCAACATAGCTATTAGCAATACCGCCTGTGGTAGTGCCATTCATTGAAATTACATCATTAGTTGCTCCAGGAACAAACCGCTTATGGGTGCTATTGTTGATGCCAACAGAAACAGAACCAACAAACTTATCGGTACCATCTGTTTTAATGTCAAGATCGGAAGCCGTTGTGCCGATGAAAAAACGGTAAACTGCACCGATCTCAGCCGTAGCAATCGAAGGCAAAGTAACAGCACCATCTGCATCATTGATTTCAATGATACGGCCAGCGTGTGTGTTAAAAGTAAGAGTGGTCTCAGCTGTAATGTTTACAACAGAGTCAGAACCAGCAGTAATGAAGCCGTTGTTAGAAACAACTGGACCTGAAAAAGTCGATTTAGCCATGTGAATCTCCTTGTCGTGGCTAGTGTCTGCTTACGCAGTCAAGGTTGATATCTCAACTATATAACAAAAAAGGGCGGCTGAAAAGCCGCCCTTCCATTTTGATGAATTTTGTTTAGGCTCCAGGAGAACCAAAAACACAGCGTGGGTCGGAAACACCGAAGCTGTAACGCTCACGAGCTTTGTAGCGAACATTACCTGTTTCGAAATCGCCTTCCATGCTGTTTTGCATTGGAGTCCGAACAAAATGCTTGAAGCCATTCGGCGCATCCGTTTTAATGAAGAACGCATCTGTATCGGTCAGGAAGTGGTTAACCACATAACCGTCAGGGAGCATACCCATGTTACGAATAGCATTGATGTCATTGTCTGCAGTCGCAGGACGCAGATTAGATGCCATCAAACGCTCGGCAACAAACTGGAGGTTGGTAGGAATGACCAACTTCATACCACGAAGTGCGATTTTAAGGCCGCGCTCGTCAATGAAGTTAGAAATGTCGATCAGTGACTGCTCAAGCGAAGTTTCGTTGAGGTCAGCCGCAGTTGACAGTTCATTCCGGAAGTTACCGCCACCAACAGTCGGGTGATCCGTAGCACACAATTCCTTACCATCGCCAATAGCAAAGTTGCTATCAAACGCATTGTTAAGGATTGAGGCCGCTTTCACCTGTTTGGTGTTTGCCATAGAACGAGCCAGCGCACGGGTGTATCGCGAGCTGAGGCGATCATAGAGGTTATCCTCTACAGCTTCCTCAGTGATCGCAAACGCCAGTGCCACAGTTTCGTGTGTATAGCGAGCGGTAAATGCTTCGTTAGCTGAATCGTAGCTAACAGCCGCACCTTCACCTTTTGTTGGAGCTTGACCGAAGCCAGCAAGCATTACCTCTTCTTCGAAAGCCCGATCTGAATTTTCGGTTTCAAAGATTTCAGCGTGCTCGTTGTCGTACCGATCGTACTCCATGCCGAACAGAGCGTTAAGTCCAGGCTCAAGCTCTTTTAGCAGTTGTGCTCTTGAAATAGCCATCTACGAACCCTCCTTAGACGCCAGCACCAGTACCGTTAGCATTGTAACGATAGAAGTGATTGTTGAGTTGTACGATCGCTAGACGACCTGCCGCAGTCGCATCATCGTTTGAAGGAGAATCTTCAAAACCGATAATACGCAGATTCAGGGTGTTAGTCGTATTTGCTGTTGATACAGCCAGTTCAGCAGACGACTTACCAGTCGTTGCATCGCCAGATGTACCGCTTGCAAAATTAGCGTTCGCGTGAACAAGTGTATCAGCCGCCGCCGCATCACAATTGATGAGGAAGAGCTGATCAGGGTGAGCCGCAATCACAGCAGTAGCTTCAGTCCCGCTCTTTACAGAGGCAGTTCCTGGCCACTTGTTTGTCCAAACGGGAGTACCGTTAAGATCAATGTAATTACAACCCATAAACGCACCGAGGAGGGGTACAGTACCACCAGCCGCCGCACCTACAATATCCACAAGACCATTGGCAAGAGGAATAACAGGCGTACCTTCATAAATTACAGAAGATGTACCAGCTGTTCCTGAAGTCTGGATTTTGAAGGTCATCAAGCCGTTGGTGTTTGCACCAGCCCCGAGCATCTTGTACGGACGTAGTCCGAAAGCAGCATCATTATTTGCCATGCTCTAAGATCCTTCTAATTTTCGGAGCCACCTTTAGCCCCGAAGGTTACACGAGATTGCCTATCTGGTTTAAGGATAGGCATCGAACTATGCTCTTCCCGGAACAAATCATTATCAACAGCTTGCATTTGATCTGAGGTTTTACCACGGAAATATGCGTCACGCTCTTGTTTAGATTCAACAGGGAAACGAGCTAAAAGTAGACCACCCACTCCTATGACTCCCGCGTGTTTACCGTCTTGGACGGTAGGGGCTTCAAAGTCGGGGTACTCATCAGCGCGAACTAAATCAAAGCCTTCGCGGAGGCGAGCTGAAAGGTTCTTTTTGTCATCCTGACCCATAACTGATTCACGGATCCAGCGGTGAACAAAACCTTCCGGTGCTGGGGGTGCATCCAATGTGGATGGTGGTTGCCAAGGTTTGCGGCGTGAGTCTTTCTCACGAGTTTGTGCAGTGCGTGGGGTACGATCCATGATCTTGTCCTTCACGAGTTTAAGCGAGCAAGTTGCTTCGCGTATTGTTCATAACTTACACCAAGTTTATCAGCTATTGCAACCTGAGAAGGAGTGAGCTTGATTTTTTTGCTCTGAACCTTACCCGAAGAGCGTGAAGCTGGGGCTACTGGTGACCTAGAATTTGAGTTGCTGGGTTTAGCTTCCCCGAACTTATGCGGGAACTCACTACGCATACGACGATCCAACTCTTCGTAATACTCATCACTCTTCGGATCGAAGTATTCTGTTTCTACCAAACGCTTATGAATGCTAAACGCTGTTAGCGTCATAGGCTCATCTTGGCCAAACCACTCATTACGCTCTGCCCATGCCCGTGCTTTAGGGTCTGGTTGAACAGGAGGTTGTGACTGTGATTGAGGTTGACTCTCTGCTTCAGGTTTAGCTTTCCTCTGTTCAAACTCTTGTTTAGCAACCGTCAACCGCTCTGTTTCAATAGCAAGTTTAGCAAGTTGCTTTTGCGCTTCTATCTGGCCATCTACATCGCCAGAGTTAATTGCATTAGTGAGTTTGGATTTTAGAATCTCTTCTTGTGTGTTTACACGCTGGTCATACTCCGAGAGATAGGACTCATCAATTTGACTAGATCTAGTCTTTAGATCATCCATTTGGTTTTGCACAGATTTAGCATAATCTGTAGCGGCTTTCTCACGGCGTTCAGCCTCACGCATTTTATAAGTTAACTTTTCAATGCGCTTTTTTACTTTATCACTGTAACCCTCAAGGTCATCATCAGAAGCTTCGTCTGATGCGGCTCTTTCAGGCTCATCAGTAGATTCCTCTTGGGTTTCTACTTGGTCTTCTTGCTCGAGCTCAACCTCAACGGCATCATCGAGTTCTTCAGCTTTCTTAGCCTCTGGCATAACTCACTCCTGTTATGTGTGCAAGATGTCTTCTGGGTTATTTATAGTAGCCAGAATCTCATCATCGTTTAGAAGACGGACTTCACCGCCATCTATTTTAAAGCGACTTCCAGCATATCTACCAAAAATCACCCAATCACCTTCCTTACACCATGCTCCTGTCTCCCCAAATTTATCAGGATCTTTATACACAAGCGGTCCAACTTTAAGCACATAACCACATACGGTGGCTAATGCCTCACGCTCAACTGCTTGGTCTGGAAGGTAAACACCGCCTTCAGTTTTCTTTTTGCCTTTATAGGGCAAAATCAAAATACGCCAGCCTGTTGGCTGTGGCATTTTTTCAACTGCTGGGGCTTGGGGGGAAGGGGTTGCTTCGGCTTCTTCAGCTTTAGCCTGTTGCGCTTTCGCGATGTACTCGGGTACATAAAGAGTTTTACTCATGTTCCACCTTTTTTAGCAGGGCTTGTAGCTCCTGTTCAATGTTGGCAAGTTCTGCAAGACGAGCTCGCAGTTCCTTGAATGCAGAAAAATCCTCTATTTGGCCTTCAAGTAATTGTTGTCCAAGAAGCTCTTTCCGTTCTCGTATTATATTACGGAGTTTTTCGTGAATGTAAAGGTCTGACATCTATTTTGTGACCTTTTTTACTTTTTCAAAAGTACGGAGGCCACCAAGACCAAGCATACCCATCAATACCGTCATAAGCGAACCCATGTCAAACTCGGGCAACTCTGGTATTTCTACCCCTGCCCATGACACACCAAACATAATCAAAGGATTCAAAACAAAATGGTAGGCTAACGCGATACCGCAAGTCCAACCAATAAAAGGACGCCAACCAGCCACAAACAAACTGCGATGCTGTGCTTCCATTTTATTTACTTCAACCTGTGCCATTGCCGCTTCATGCGCGGCTTTTTCTGCCATAGTCGCAATTTCATGCGCCATAGTATTTTTAGCATCTTTATCTTCTATAAATTTATCCAGTATGCCCGTAACTGGACCGATTAACGCCTGTAACATATTTACCTCCTAGTAAACTTTAACAGAGTCTTTCTCTATGTGCTTGGGTACACAATACGCTGTTACCCTGTCCCTTGCATCCATTCTGTCAATATACCGATAGTTACCATATCGTCTTGCAAGGTTTTTCGCGTACCAATTACATTCTTCAAGGTCACGAAAGTACATATCACTACTGATTAATTTTCGTTCGTCTCCCGTACCTAGATACACCAATAACAAAAAGACATGGATCACTTGTGTACTTTGTCAACTTTAAACTTCGCCGTTTTTGAAGCCCCTTTATGAGGAGCATAACCACCTTTAGGGTCACGCATAAGCGAGTACCCTGCGCCTTTTTTCATCCAATGGTAGCCTTTAGGGGCTTTAACCAGTTTGGCCATGATGTTTGCCCTCATGGTTCATC